CGGACAAGTTTGTCAAGCCCTCGGCGATGTTCACCAGACGCTCCAGATCATCTTCAGCACCATTCCCGGCGAAGATCCTTTCCGCCCCACGTTTGGATGCGACCTCACGCAGTTCTTCGACCGCCCGCTCACCGTTGCGATTCCAGCCATCATCGGCGCCATCTCCGCGGCCATTGCCGATTGGGAACCACGTATCACCCTTGAGAGCGTCGATGTTGTCGCCAGCACAACGAACATCGGGACTCTGACCGTGACAATCAACTGGAAGCCGGACATGGGGTCGAGCAGTTCTACCACGACTACGATAGGCACAGAGAGTACGACAATATCTGTGGGAGGATCTTCTTAAATGCCGGTCATAATCCCGAATCAATCATTCCCATCGGCCACCGGCACTCCTCAGACGGTTCCTGTTGACCTGCCCACGCCTTCATTCGTCAACGACTCAGACGGCTTAGATGCAACGCTGGTCCTGAACGACATGGTGAGCAAGTTCGAGACAGACACCGGCAGGACCCTCTACCCGGCCCAGGTCGAGCAGTTGCTTATCAACCTCTACGCCTACCGCGAGATTCTGGTCCGGAACGCGATTCAGTATTGCGGACTTCAGAACCTGCTCGCATTCGCCGTCTACCCGATGCTGGACTACCTCGGCGAGTATCTGGATTGCCCCAGACTCCCCGCGCAGTACGCCACGACGACGCTACAGTTCACGCTCACCGCGGCGCAGTCGTCCGACACCACGATAGCCTCTGGCACGCAGGTCGGGACTCAGGACGGCCTCAACATCTTCGCCACAACATCAGCGCTCACGATTGCCGCTGGACAGACGACAGGGACCGTGGCGGCGCAATGCACTACGGCAGGACTCAGCGGCAACGGCTACCTCGCTGGGCAGGTCAGTGTCCTGATGGGTTCTTTCCCGCTTGTCTCTGCCGTCTCCAACACGACGACCACGGCCAACGGAACGGCAGGTGAACCGGCCGGAACCACTGCGGGAGACAACCACTACCGCACACGCATCCAGGCGGCACCGAACAACCTCACGACGGCAGGACCATCTGGCCAGTACCGGTCTCTTGCGCTCGACGTGAGTTCGACAATCGTTGATGCACAAGTCCCGACTAATCCGACAACGCCGGGCACGGTGCAGGTCTATATCTTGACAGGACCCGTAACCCAACCATCGGCATCCCCAAACAGCAACGGCATCGCCTCTGGCACCCTGCTTTCTGCGGTTCAGTCGGCCCTCAGTGCTCAGACCGTGCGGCCTCTTTGCGACACCGTTCTAGTCTCCGCTGTGACTGAAGTCGATTACACGGTGACCGGCGCGATCACGCTTTACGCCAACGCCAGCTACTCAACCATCGCTGCTGGTATCACTGCGGCGGCGCAGAACCTCGCTCTGACACTCGCTGCAAACATTGAGCAGGACATAGTCCTGAGTCAGTGGCAATCGGCTCTCAGCGTGTCTGGCGTCTACGATATGCAACTGACGCTTACTGCGAACATCGGCGGTACACCACTCACGCCAACCTCGGACGGTAGCTTTTTGCTCACGGCGGGACAATGGGCAAACTGTACTGCAATCAACTTGACTATCGTCATGGGCACAAAGAACCAGCCAGTTAGCTAGTCCACAAGGAGACTTCAGCATGAAACGAATCGCGCTCTTTATTTTCCTGATCTTGTCAGTTATCACATGCTTTGCGCAGACCCAGATTGACCCGACATATCAAGTAGCATGGAACCTTTTGACCGGATCAGGTGCGCCGTCGAACAGTTGCACGCAAAATGGTAACTACACAGTTTATCCGTATGGCGCAGAGTGGGGCCAGTCTTATCAGGACACGACGAACAACGTGCGGTATAACTGCACATCGACTGGATGGATGCAGGGAGCCGCTTCCTCAGGCATAGTGCCTATCGTGGACGGCGGCACAGGGGCAACCACAGCAGCCGGGGCGCTGGTGAACCTTGGCGCAGCCCCAGCCTTTACGCTGACCACGACAGGCACCAGCGGCCCGGCTACGTACGGTGGGAACGTCATAAACATTCCGCAGTATGCAGGCAGCGGCGGCGCAGGAGTAACTCAAATCATCGCTGGAACAAACGTTACAGTGTCGCCGTCTGGCGGAACAGGCGCTGTGACGATCAACGCTACGGGGGGCGGAAGCGGAGGAGTCCAATATAATCCGCCGAATACTGTGTATATGTGGGGCGCAGGGGATTCGTCAATCTCTGACGATGGCCGATTGTATGGTGGCAGCACGACAGCAACGGCAGCAAATTGCAACGGTACAGTGTGTATCATCACCGCTCCGAATAGCTATGCGGCCGGTCAAACTATTTGGATTGACGGGACGTGGAGTCCGAGCTTTTTGAATACTGTAACGGCACCTCAATATCTCGGGACCGGGCATGGATTTTATCAAGTAATTTCGACCGGCCTAAGCAGCACTCAATTTGAGTTTGCATATACTTCAGCCAGTGGTACGGGAACTGGCGGAACTGTACGTGATACCAGCTATATGGTGCCGTTTCTTTCAGGCTCAATGCCATTTTTGAATGGACACGGAACCACAATCGTAGAAGTCGGTCAAGAGTCAGGACAAGGATTTACGATTCAAGCGTCTCTCGATAACTTCTCAGCGCTTTATGGGTCTTATGCTCCCAACGTAACCGGTAATCCCGGCTTCTTCTTTATTTCAGGATGGAAAAACGACGTGGGAGCACTGAATGAGAGTGCGAGTACCGTTGTATCCAACATACAATCGCTCATGGCACTGGCTCATGCGTCAGGCTGGCAGGTTATCGCGATGACAGAGTGGACGTCGGTTACTGGCGGAAATATGACAACCAGCTATATGGCGCAGATCAACAGCGATATTTTGCAGCTAGGAAAAACCAACGCCAACGCTTCCAGTGGCCAATATTGGGATTATATAGTCGATGCGGCATCGGGAGTTACAGATCCGGGTCTCACATATACACCCTCAACTGTTCCGCTTATAGCCGCCAAAGTAAACGAGGCTTTTGCGTCACAAAAATCGGCAACCACTGGACTGTCTACGATGTTTTCTCTTGATACCGGTCCGAATACATGGAGAATGCAAGGGAATAACGGATTAGAAATTTGCGCAGCAAACAACCCAGTCTGTATGTTAACTGTCTATTCAAATGGTAATACGACGTCGGTGAATAATTTCAATGAAACTCAAACAGCAAGTGTAAATGACCGTGGTGGTACTGGAATTGGAAGTCCGATTCTCGTATCTAATCCAAGTTCTTACTATCCTACCGGCGTCACAGAATACTTCCCAAGCTTGTCCGCTGGCCAATACGGAAGCATGTTGTATGCCTATGACCAGATTGGCGATCACTTTTCATTGCACATGGAAAATACAGGATCAGCGAGCATTTTCGGAATAAGTGGCTCACAAGAATTTTCATCGACACCAACAGATATACTGCAAGTGTTTGCCAATGGCAATGTGGCAATCCCCGCTGAAGCACCGTTCGCAGGGTATGCCGCGTGTTTCACGACAGGCGGAACAATGGGTCACTGTACGTCAATTATAGGAGCAACCGGAACGTGTACGTGCGTCACACCGTAGCTTGTATTCAGCAGGGAAATAACATGCAATTGACAGCGGTAAAAGGGCCAACGGGGATTTAATGGAAAATGCGAAGGACGGAAAAGACGAGAAGTTAATATGTTTCCAGTGCATCCATGAAGATGATATTCACAGGCTGCTGAAATCGCTTCTCGACGGAAATGGTCAGCCGTCCCTCATGCAGAGGTATACCGTGACTGAAATAGCGGCAGGAAGCAATGTAACGGTAGGTACATCTGGGAACACAATTACGATAAATTCTACAGGTGGTGGCGTCAGTCAAATCGTCGCTGGCACCAATGTGAGTATTTCGCCGTCTGGCGGAACAGGCGCTGTGACGATCAACGCTACGGGGGGCGGAGGCGGCGGTGTGGCGATTCTATCGAGTCAGGCCGCGGTGAGCAGTTGGCCGACTATTAATGTTTCGGGCGGATCGGGCGGTTCTGGCGGGGCAGGCTGGTATATGGAGTTTGCTGGTTGGTAGTTGAGGCGAACGCGAGTACAACGCTGGCAACCAACGTCTACAACAGCGCACAAAGCAACACGGCGGTGACATTCACTTTTCCGGCACTGACTGGCGGTTTGTTCTATCACTGCGATGGGAATTAAGTGACATCATGGTAGTAGCTTGCACCGGTAACTAAGTTGTGGGCGCTGCGGTGCCTGAGCAGGACCAGAATCTACGATAGAGGGACGGGCCAAAGGAGGGCCTGAGAAATATGGCAAACAATCTCAGGCCCGCATCATCTATCAATGACCTCCGCACCCAAGCCCACATGCAACTCTCTGCTCGCCTTGAGTCCATCGACCTCACGCCTTTGCTTATCAGGACTCTAGGAAACAACCTCCCGGCATCCATCTTGCCCTACTTGATATGGGAACTCGATATGATGATTCCGAGTGTCCCGATGCAGGCGTTGGGCGTAACATCCCAGACCATCATCCAAAATACTCTTCGGCTTCACAAGATCATGGGCACGCCGGGAGCAATCATCCAGGCTCTCGGGCTCTGCGGCGCCACTGCGACCTGCTATGAGGGGCAGACGTCGTGGGGAGGATCTTCATATCCCGCTGACCAAGGGTGGGCCGTCTTCCGCGTGGGAGTGAGCGGATCAGGGCAAGCCCCAATTGGAGTTATCAATGGAGTTAACCGGTCTTTCAACCTTCCTGCGGTGCCAGTCGGGAATTCGTTGCGAGTCTTCTACAACGGGCTTTTGCAGCCAACCACGAACTACACCACATCAGGAACAGGACTCACGATGTCCTTTGCTCCTGCGTTGAATTCTGCGTTGGATGTCCTGATGCGCAAGGCCACGGACGGCACTCCGCTCTACTTCGATGCCGTTGTGCCGACCGTCTCGGGTTCGAATCTGGTACTGCCAGACGCCCCGATTTCCATTGAACTCTACCGCAATGGATTATTCCAGATCATGGACACCACGCCAGCGCAACTCGGCTACATGGCCACAATCATTAACTTCTTCAAGCCCGCACGGTGTCTGCTGGATTCAGTGTTCTCGGAATCTGGAGAGGATTACTACATCCTCGACGGCAACACCATCATTCCATCTGTCCCGATTGGCAGCGCATCTTTTCTCGCTTGGGGAACCTACGCCGGAAGCGGAACTGAACCAAACTTTGCCGATTGGATTACTCCAGCCGGAACTCTAAACGGGATTAACAAAGTCTTTACGTTGCCGCAAGCCCCGAATCCCGCCGCCAGCCTTCGCCTTTACCGCGGATGGCAAGTTCTGAAGCCGGGAGGGGTTGACTTCACGTTGAGCGGCGCAACGATCACCTACACCATCGCCCCGCCGCCCACGGCCACGCATCTGGCATTCTATCGCTACTAGGGTGCGGTACAATCGCTTTGACGGGTACAGAACCAGTCTGACTCGCCACAGAGCCTCTTATCAAGGTCCCGCGGCGAGTCTTTTACTTTGGAGGGAATACCGATGGAAACGAAGATTGAACCGAACGAAACCGCTATTGTGACTCCTGTCATGCTGCCAGCCTGCCCGTATTGCGCAGACGATCCGGCCCGGCTCTCGATCATGAACCAGATCTTTCCTGGCGGCATGATTGGCGCCATCATCTTCTGCGGGAATCCAGAGTGCCGGAAGATCATCTCGACGCAGATCGTTGGGCGGATTGAGCAACAGATAGCAAATCAGGACTCGAAGCCTCAAGAGGCCGTAGTTGCTGGCCCGCAGTTGGTGAAGTCTCCGGAGGCCCTGTGAAGCGATCAGTAAAGCTCATCATCGCCCTCGCCGCTCTCTGGCTTTGCGCAGCCTTTGCCATCGCCCAGGCTCCCATCGGAGTTTGCCTGAACAATGTCGCACAGACCATCTCAAACGGCGTCATTGCTCCGATTCCCTACGCCACCGTTGCGCTCTGCACGCCAGGCTCGACAGCGGCCAATTGCGTGGCGAACAAAGTCGGCATCTACACCTCGACAGCCCTCAGCACGGCAACCCCCACAAACCCATTCACATCTGACGCTGGCGGCAACTACTTCTTCTGCGCCCATGTGGGGCATTACGGGCTTCTGATCAACTCCTCGTATGGCCAATATTTTGTTCCTGATGTGACCTTGGATGACAACTGGGCAGCCGGCGGGACGATGACCGGACCTCTCACAGATGCCGCCGGATTCATCGGTCCCCTATCCGGAAACGCCAGCACGGCATCTGCCTCTGACCATTCTCCTACTCAGTGCGGGTCAGGACTCTACTCTCAGGGCGATACGACGAGTTGGTCTGCAAACTGCGCTCAGGTTCAATGGGGCCAACTGGGCGGTATACCCTCCCTCGTGACGAGCTTTAACACCCGCACAGGAGGTGTGACGCTGACCGCCGCTGATGTGGATGCAGTCGGCAACATCACCAATAGCACGAGCGGCAATGCTGCCACAGCAACAGCGCTAGCCGCAGCCGGAACGACGTTGACGAGTCCTGCTGTTGCCAAGGGTGTGGACGCTTCGGGTAATGCTATTGCTCAGACCTTCTCTTCTTCCTTTACTACCAATGGATATTCATTGCTACCGGGGGGGTTGATGATTCAGTGGGGGCATAGTGGCGCAATTGCCGACGGTTCGCCTGGTACGGATGTTTGTTTCAATACACCATTCCCCCATTCGGTATTTTCGGCCGGCGTGTCAGACGATTTTGCGGTTGGCGCTACGAGTACAACGTCAGTCCCAGCGCTCAGTGCTTCATCATGCGGATCGAATGGCGGAATCCATGTCTGGGGAACGCGCTCAGGTAATGGGGTTTACTGGTGGGCGTTCGGATATTAAGGATGAGGAAAAATGGCAGAGCGCAGAACGGACGTAAGCCAATTCGCCGGGGTGAACGCACTCCAAAAGGACATTGAGCGCCTAACCAAAGAGCGCGATGCGCTCTCCAAAGAGCGAGAGAACGCGCAGACAAATCTCCTTGAAGAGCACAGCGTAACACTCAAAGAGATGACGACGACCCTGGCTCTGCTCGTTGACCGCACGAAAGACCTCCCCGAGCTTGGTAAAAGGGTTACCAGGCTGGAGTCGTGGAAGGTGTATCTGTCTGGCATTGCATCGGCATTCACGCTCATCGGAACCTTGATCGG